TGACACGGAGTCGAAAGCGCTAACAGCTATTCGCAATCCAAATACTCTGTTCAAACGTATCTACTACGACGACACTCAGACTGATTATCTGCAGTATGATCTAAGTGATATTGATGGTAAGTTTGTCAAGATCGTTGTGATTAGCAAGAAAGATTTGTTCACATTTGATAGATTCATTGACCGCATCCAAAGCAAGAAGATCCATGAGCTAAAGATTGCTGAAAGTTTCAATGAATTCATCGGAGAAGCTGTTGACGATGAGACGATTTCATTGGAAGATACAACTTCATTGCTCAACAGCTACATTGACGCTGTAGACACAGATTTAGACAAAGATCGTATTAAGACACAAATGAGTGAACTGATGATTGAAGCTCAGACAATGGAAGTTGTATGATTGTATTTGAAACATTGAAATGGAAGAACTTCCTCAGTACAGGCAACAGCTTTACTGAGGTTAACTTCCAAGAATACCCCACAACCCTTGTGGTTGGCCATAATGGTGCCGGTAAGTCAACAATGCTTGATGCATTGTCTTTTGCTTTATTTGGCAAGCCACACCGTAACATTTCCAAACCTCAGCTAGTCAACTCTATTAACAACAAAGATTGTATGGTTGAAGTTGTCTTTACAGTTATGGGATCCAGATACAAGATTACTCGCGGCATTAAGCCAGCAGTGTTTGAGATCTGGAAGAATGGTGTGATGATCAACCAAGATTCTCACGCTAAAGAGTACCAGAAGATCCTTGAGCAGAATATTCTCAAACTGAACCATAAGTCCTTCCATCAGATCATTGTACTTGGAAGCTCCTCTTTTGTTCCGTTCATGCAGTTGACCGCCCAACATCGCCGAGAAGTTATCGAGGATCTTCTGGACATCAATGTGTTCTCTAAGATGAACATGCTGCTCAAGCAAAAGAATAGTGATCTGAAAGATGCGATCAAGGACATCCAGTATCGCATCGACTTGCAATCGAATAAGATTGACACTCAGAAGAAATACATCCAAGACATCAACAGGATCAACAAAGATCTAAAGTCGCAGAAAGAAACTGCGATTGCTACTCTACGTCAAGAGATGAGTGACATCTCACATGAGAACTCTGGGCTGACTTTGAAGATTCAGCATCAGAATGCTATCTGGCCAACTAAGGAACACAAGACTCGTCAGAAGAGTATGCAGCTAATGCAGTACAATACTCAATTCAAGACTGACATTAAAGCTGTCGTCAAGGATGCGAAGTTCTTTGATGAGAACTGCACTTGCCCCACTTGTACACAAGATATTAGTGATGAGATCAAGAAGGATAAGATTGCTAAAGCATCTGCACGTGCTCGTGAGTTGAACTCTGCGCTAAACAAGCTGACAGAAGAGATTGCTGCTACTGAGTTAGAGCTATCGACGATCAACAAGAACCTTGAGGATATTCGTGCATGGCAGACTGATCTGAATATCAACACTCAAGCAATCATTCGTATTGAGCGTGCAATCAAAGAGCTACAGGATGATATTGATAACCTAACAGATACAACCAGCGACATCTCTGTAGCAAAGGACGATCTTGAGCGTTATTCCACCCTGAAAAACGATATGATCGAAGAGAAGCTAACGCTGAACGATAAGTTTCAGTACAACCAAGTTATTGGTGAGATGCTGAAAGACACTGGGATCAAGACAAAGATTGTTCGCCAGTATCTGCCTGTGATCAACAAGCTGGTCAATCAGTATCTGCAAGTGCTGGACTTTTTCGTGTCGTTCAACCTCGATGAAGCGTTTGTTGAGACGATTAAGTCTCGCCATCGTGATGGATTCTCGTATGACTCGTTCTCAGAAGGTGAGAAGCAGCGGATCGATTTGGCACTGTTGTTTACTTGGCGAATGATCGCTAAGATGAAGAACTCAGTCGCAACCAACCTACTGATCCTTGATGAAACATTTGACTCCTCGTTGGACTACGAAGGCGTTGACAACCTTATGAAAATCATCTATACTTTGGGGGACGACACGAATGTTTTCGTTATCTCCCATAAAGGTGATATCTTAGATGGTAAGTTTACCAACAAGATTGAATTCCATAAGGAGAAGAACTTTAGCAAAATAAAAGGAATTTGATATGGAGCTATCCAATTTTACTATGCAGGTATTGAAGAACTTTGCTTCGATTAACTCGAACATTGTTATTCATCCTGGTAACACGATTATGACTGTTGCGGAAGCGAAGAACATCTTGGCTAGTGCTACTGTTGAGGAGACCTTTCCTCAGGAGATTGGCATCTATGATCTGTCAGAGTTTCTCTCTGTTATTGGTCTGACCAGCGCACCTACTCTGCGATTCACTGAGAAGTATGCGCAGATTGGTGATGCATCTGGTCGTGCACAGATCAAGTACTTCTTCTCTGATCCAGACAACTTGACCAAGCCTAGCGATAATAATGTACGGGATAAAGGTATTAATACACCTCCTGCAAACGTATCGTTCACTCTTGATCAGGGAACGTTGAATAACCTCAAGCGTGCGGCAAGTGCTTTGGGTCATACCGAGGTGTCTGTTACTGGCACCACCAAGCTGATTACGTTGAGTGTTGTTGATCAGGACAATTCAACCTCTAATACATACTCCATCGATGTAGATGGTGAAGCAGATACTGATCAGTTTAATTTCATCTTTAACATTGCCAACTTGAAGGTTATTCCAGCCGACTATAAGGTCGAGCTTACCTCCAAGCTAATCTCCCAGTTCACAAGCCTCAATCTTGAGAAAGAGCTCAAGTATTGGGTAGCCTTGGAAAAATCGTCAACATACAAATAAGGATTATATTATGTCCCAGACTCGTCTTAACCAACTCGCAAACCAAGCAGCTCGTTCAACCATTGCAGTAATCGACGCTGTAACTCAGCGTGGAGGTTTCCGTGGAGAAGAGCTATCAACCATTGGTGGCTTGCGTGATCAATGTGTTCAAATTGTACAGCTCGCAGAATCTGTACAAGAAGAAGCTGCACTGGCAGAGGAGCCAGCCAAGAAGAAGTAATTGACTTTCTGCTCTGATTGACGTATACTGAATTTTTATTATGGAGAGCTAAATGTCTAATGATTTCTTGTGGGTAGAAAAATATCGTCCTCGTAAGATTGCGGAGACGATTCTTCCCAAGCACCTAAAAGAAACCTTCCAAGCTATTGTTGACTCTGGACAGATGCAGAACATGCTGTTCACAGGCACCGCTGGCTTGGGTAAAACTACTGTAGCTCGAGCCCTGTGTAATGAGATGGGGCTCGACTATATCGTCGTCAACGGATCGGAAGAGGGCAACATCGACACTCTTCGTGGCAAGATCAAGCAGTTTGCTTCATCTATCTCGTTGTCGGGTGGCTACAAGGTCGTAATCCTTGATGAGGCTGACTACCTCAATCCTCAGTCCACTCAACCAGCTCTTCGTGCATTCATCGAAGAGTTTAGCAACAACTGTCGTTTCATCCTCACCTGTAACTTCAAGAACCGTGTAATCGAACCTCTTCACTCTCGTTGTAGCGTGTATGAGTTCAACACGACTAAGAAGGATATGGCTGGCCTGGCTGGTCAGTTTATGAAGCGACTCGAGTTCATCCTCACTACTGAGGGTGTTAAGTATGAACAGCAAGCTGTAGTCGATGTGATTATGAAGTTTGCTCCTGACTGGCGGAGAACGATCAATGAGATTCAGCGAATGGGACGTTCTCCTCGCGGTGTATCTACTGTTACTGACGGTAAATCTACTACGGATAGCTTTAGCGATCTTGCACTAGCACTGAAAGCAAAAGACTTCAAGAAGATGCGCTCTTGGGTCGTCAACAACCAAGATATTGATACCGCTACTGTTTACCGCGGTATCTACGATCGTATGAACGATCTTGTGCAGTCTCAGAGCATTCCACAGTTGGTTCTGATCCTTGCTGACTATCAGTACAAGGATGCGTTTGTTGCTGACCATGAGTTGAACATGGTTGCTTGTATGACTGAGATCATGGCTGGGGTTGCATTCAAGTGACCCCATTTGATTATCTCAACTCGATCAACGACACCAAACAAGATATTATGAAGGATGATATCGATGAGCGTAGCTACGTTCCTTTTGTCATTAATCGCAGCCTGTCTTATTTTGCTGATACTGTTGGTATGGCCAACGAGGTAAATCGATACCACCATATCGATAAAAAGCTCCAATATCACTTCCTTATAAATATTATACGAAAGCGGAAACGTTTCTCGAAATGGATTAAACCTGACTTAGTTAGTGATATGGAAGTGGTGAAACAATATTATGGCTATAGCAACGATAAAGCTCGCCAAGTTTTCCATCTTCTATCACCTGAGCAAATAGAAGAATTAAGAAAAAAGGTGAGCAAAGGTGGAAGAAA